CGTTGCATTTCCCCTGCCAAAATTATAATTGCACTTCTCTTGATATTGCGGCTGTGATATTACAGGTCCGAGATAATATCTTTGGCTCTTGTCATTCCTTGTCGTTGTTGTGAACACAACGGCTGCTTCTCCAACCTTTGGGACAGATTGGAACGTCTTTGGGAGCAACGGAAAGGCATAAGGAAGGTTTTCAAGAGGCTCTTGCCCGTCAGTGCCTATCCTTATCTTGATTCTTAAGCCGTCAGAATTATCTTCCACATATTCAACTTGACCCATTTTTATTATTACATCACCCTCATTCATATTTCGCCTTTACTTCTTTTTTCCAATTCATTTTTAGCCTTTACATAAAGGCTATCAAGTTCTTTCATCTTCTCAACAATCTTTGAAATATCCAACTTAGCCTTTTCGTATGAATTTTCAAGTTTGTTCATTTCCAACTTTATTTCGTTGTTGGACATGTTTTTAAAATCGTATTCTACCATTATAATATAGTTCCTTGTCCTTTACTAAAGTTAATATTAATACCTTGAGAAACAACAGGTCCAGCAGAGTTTGCTCCTGCTGCCAAAATTGATATTGTGCCAGGCGCATAAGAAATCTGTACTTTGGCATCTTCTCTTATGGCTCTATACACCTCATCCACTATTGCTATCGCAAATTGCACGGTCTTATTCTCAGTCCCATCTGGCAATGGACTTGTTGGAATTGAATGTTCATTAAGCCTTTTAACAATATTGCCTATTGAAACAGCAGTTGATAATCCAGGCTTTTGAGTGCAGCCAACAGCCATGAGCATACCAGGTATTTCAGGTGCCGGTGACCTTGTTATATCAAACAGACTTTTTATTGTATTATATATATACGATGTATCTACCATTTTCTTTATTTATTTAGCAATTATTTATTATTGGTGCTTCTTCTCTTACATCAGTTTTATATATGTCTGCGTAATTAACTGTATCGAGAATTGAAGGCGTTTCATAGTCTTCACCCTCATAATTACCATCTTTGAACTTGCTTAATATTGACGATAAGATAGCATTGAGTCTACTAAGCGTAATTACTCCCTTATTGAACCAAGCCATTAATAGCCTTATAACAGCCATATATGCAGCAATTTGTTCACTTGCTATAAACTTTTGTATTTCAAGTATTATTTGTGTTAACAAAGACATTATATAATCTAGCAATTTCTGCATAATGAGGTCTTTAAGCTCTTTTATAAGACCGGTAATAATGTTCTTGGCCATTGATATTAATTGCTCTGTCGTAATAGGACTTGTACCATCTTCACGCATCAATTCATTGTTAACTGCTATTAACATTAGAACTTTAGGACTCATTATGCAATCAGTTAAGCATAAAGCCAGTTGCTGGAAAACATTAGTCAAGAAATTAATACTTACAGAACTTTTACTTCTTTGAGCATTACGAGGAACACTGTCTTGAACAGCGGCTACAGCAGCATCTATTGCGTTTGATATTACCTCCTTTTGTTCTTTAAGAGTTCCGTTATCAGGATAATCAGCCAATATTTTGTCAACTGATGATAAATCTATCACCGTACCGTTTGCGTATCCTTCAGTATAAGGAGACTGATTATATTTAAGCATTGCTGTTTTCTGAAGAAGTTCATCGTATTCTTCATTGGAAAATGAATAGAAACAATCATTGAATTCTTCTTCATCGTTTTCTAATATTTTCCTAACCATGTCAATAATTCTTTGCTTTCCACTTGTAAACGGATAGCTTGATGCGTTCTTCTGCTTATTAAGTGTTAGGCTGAAATTTGCCGTATAATTATTGTTGGCTGCTGCTGAAAGAAGCTTTTTGCAAACAACTTTTGCATCAAACAGCTTCATACCCATTACATAATCATAATTAAATTCATATACAGTTAATCCTGGATAACATTCAATTAAAGCCTTTGCTCCTGCTTCTTTGTCAACAAATTCATACTTACCGTCTTTTCTATTAAATTTAATCTTTACATCTCCTTCATATGTATATATAGACCAATCGCTGCCGGCTTCTGTTTCTTTTCTTGGGGCTATTTCACCTGGAAGAGAATACTTACCCATTTTATTAGGCGTTCCATCAGCATTAAATAAAAGCCTTGTTACACGCCAATTTATCTTTACTTTCTTTTTGTTTTTGCCTTCAGGCGTGCTTTCCTTTATCTCATCAATGCCGGGAATAATAACGGCAGGCTTTGGCAAAATAGTAAATCTCACGTTATCTAATCCAACAGGAGGCTTTGTTACACTTGAACCTTTATAGTCAGTAATGTCAGTATACATTAAATTGCAAATTGGCTTTTCCTTTGTATAGTCTCGTGGATTTTCATCTTTTTCATAATCTCTTCCTTCAATATTATTGTTATAATATTGGCTTTTATCTACATACCAATTGCAACTCTGCCAATCCGCTGAAATAGGAACTAATAAATTAAGTCTGTTGGTCTTTTCAATACACATTAGAACTTCTGTAGGATTTTCCTTATCACAAAATGTAGTTCCTGCTATAAAAGCGCCATCATCTTCTTTACATTCTAAAATTACGACCCCTTTAAATGAACTTATAGGGCTTTCATCTGTTGACATTGCTTTATAATGATAATGGCCATAATTAAATGTTCCTCCATCTTCAAGTTTAATGCCTATAGGCATCTGCCTATTTCCTTTGTGTATTACATACCAAAGGAAAGCATTAAAATCATCAGCCCTAACAAGTTTTGCCGTCTTTGAGTTGCTATCTTCTTCTATATCCATAGATTGGCCGAAATAATACTCATCTCCAGGTTTGGTAAATGGTGATAAATCCAGCATTCCCTCAGGGTCTATTGCGCTGATTGAAATATCCATTCCACGTTCAGCATATGCTCCACGAAGAAGGTCAATATATACATTATCGCCCGCTTTCTTTCTTAATTGCCAAGGTATTCTTGGGTCAAAATTACAGGATATTATTGACTTAATATTAGTCAATAAAAAAGCTTTAACTCCAATCTCAACAGACGGAAGCGCTTTCAACAGCATTTCCGTAAGCCAATCTTTAAGCTCATCTTCAGTTACTCCTAACTTTTTTATTATAGAAAATAAAAACTCTAATGGATTTGTTGATAATGTAAAGGAGTCAGCATTTAAAAAATTAAGGCCAACATCTACAAGCTCTGGCATTTTTTCAAGAACTGCCATAGCAGCATCGATTTTAGCAAAAGTTTCCTGTTGCTGTTCGACCTTTTTATTATAGTTTTCCTTATTTAATTTACCGCCCTTATCAATTAGATTGTTAGCCATTATTTTTTAGTTAATTCTATTGTCTTAGTTTTTTCCTTATCATCGTGCATGTTTTTAACCATTTCCTTAATCTTAGTTAAGTCAAATGTTTGTTTAACGCCTCCACTTACATCGGTTATACCCTGAGAATTGTTTTTATAACTATTAAGCAACTCACTTAGCAATTTTGCAATTTCCATTTTCTTGGATATGGCTTTATCCTTAATGCCCATATAATCATTCATGGCCTTTGCATACTTTGCCTTGCTTTCCATCACTTCATCTTGAAGCCTTGTTGCGTTTGCAAGTTTGTTTATTTCATTCTGAGCCTGTATAAGTTGTTCGTCAGCAAGCATATAAGTTTCCTGTAAAAGATTCCTTATGTTTTCAGAATTATAAAGTTCAATTTTAAATTTTGCCATAATTTTATTTTTCTTAATAAATAGTACAAAAAATATTATTCCTCAATCATTTGTTTCTTTAGCAGATAATACATTGACCTATATTGCTTCATACTATCCCTTATTTCTTTTGTTGACAATAATGTAGTTTCTTTTAAAAACAATAATATTGAACTTTTATTAAACTTATCGCTTCCCATCTGAGCAAACAATTCATCCCAATTGGTAAGTAATTCAACAAGTGCTTTTCCAACCTTTATCTGATTTTCATTTAACTTATTTCCAACAGGGTCTTTGATTGTTTCGTTTATATCATCAGCAGTCTTTTTCATTAATTCAGTTAAAAAAGAAATTTTGCCCGATGAATTGTCATATGAATACCTCAAAGTGTCAGTTAAATCAGAAATTTCCTCAGTGTTGTATGCATCATAAGATGAATTTCTCTTTTGGTTCTTAGCGAATTGATTTATTTTGTAAATCAAATAATTTTTTATGATAGTTCCACAATAAGAATATGCCTTATATCCAGAATTAGGATTAAAGTTTTCAATCTTAGTCATTAAAAATGACAATGTATCATCAAATGTATCTTGGAAATTTTCATCTGGCGGATATAGATTATATCTCCTTATAATGGATTCTGTCATTTTAGTGAACGCAGGAAGAAGTTTTTCATTGAAAATTTTATCCTTTTCTTCTTGTGTTGTTGCATTTAAATAATTGACAAATGCTTCTTCTTGTTCCTCATAAAAATATCCTTTTCTCTTTCCGGATGGTTTTCTTCCTCTTTTTGCCATATTTATATTTAGAAAAAATGTTTTAATTAGAATTTATTTATTACTAAATATTTAAACAAAGGCAAAAATTTGCGTAATTACAACACACTTTCTATCACTTTTTTCTTTTGAAAAAACTTTGTGTTGCCTTGTGTTCAAAATAAAATGGCATTAACCACAAAATTAATGCCATTATTAATGTTAATCTTCGTCAGCCTTTTTATTGGCATCATATGTATATTTAGACTTATCTCTTTCTTCTTTATAGAAATAGTCTTTCTTAGCCACATTCACCCAGAAATCACTTTCTTTATTGTCAATGGTTTTCTTATATGTCTCAATTATAGAGCCTTGTCTGCCGAGCAAATGTGTATATCCAATCTTTGGTATTACAAATATCTTCTTTCCTTTATATGTAGCCCTTAAAAGCCATTCGTACCAAAATGTGAGTTTGATTGACGGCTTTAGACCGCCCACTTCCTTCCAATCATCGGCATTGAATATTGCGCCTGTCATATAGAAGTCAAAGAAATTCTGCAAGCAATCATTATCAATATAGCCTATTTCATTTGAAAAAGAAGATGCCCAAGGTGCTTCATTTCCTATTCCTGCAAACTTATTATCGTTGGCATCCACCAAGTCTTCCATTGGAACAAATACACTAATGTCTGAATAGAAATCCGCATATTTCTTAAAGTTATCAAACCAAATGCTGCTGTATTTGTCATCATATTCCAATATACTGAACCACTTTGTATCTTCTACGGCTTGGTTCACTAAAGAACAAAAATCGCTTGCGGAATCTGCGTTCTCATTTTCGTATATTACTATGTTCTTGTTCTTCTTATATTCCTTTTTAATGCCTGAACTTAACCCATTCTTGCAAGAAACCCTAATTTCGATTCCATCTGGAACTGAACTTATGGCTTCTGAAAGCTGCTTTTTAACTTCATCATTAAATTCGTGCAAAGGTATAATTACAACTAAATCCTTCATAAATTATTTCTTATTTTTCAAGTTATTAAACATTTCTTCAATTGCACAAGATATAAATGCGCAAATTTCAGCTTCAATGTCAGCGTCAAATTCATATCCGTCATAATTGAT